GATACGGTTTGCGGGAAACATAAAGATAACAAAAACGCTAAGTGGTGGAAGTTTGAGAACAAGGGGCTCGGTAAGACGCTTGAAGGGAAGAACCTAAGCCAGCTTGTGAGGGACAACGAAAACTTGTTTGATCCTGCCGACGTGCAGTGGAGTAAGAGCCGTTGCAGAGTAGAAGTAAGCCTTAGGCTTCTAAAGTGCACAAAGAAAAGAACAAGAAATTCATGGAAGGGGTGGGTGCTTTGTACCCCTGATGGTGCGTTATGAAAAACCAAGAATGGGAGATGTACCTCTACGAGCAAGGGGAGCCACCAACCAGCATAAAGGAGAAGCTAGATAGGATTACCCCACTAGACGCAAAAGGTTATGCCAGAGCAAAAGGCTTGGGGGATGTAATAATACTTTCTGAAGATGTTGGTGGCTTGACGTTTGTGGCGAGATGGGTACGCAGTGACAGCATCACAGACATAACAGAAGATTTTTATTGGGGTAAAGAATCAGACGGTGCTGAGGAGAACCCATGAACGAGGTGAAGGCATTGCGGTTAGCGGCTGGACTTACTCAACGTGAACTAAGTGAACTGAGCCTAGTAGATAACCTCTATACCAAAACCTCTTACCATAGCTTCTACCAGCAAGAAATAACAATCCCAGAAATAGAAGCCGCAGAACTTGGTCTTGGTGAGGTGCTAACTGAAACACAGTGGGGGTTCATGCAGAGTTTGTGCAACGACAGGATAAAGATATTTGCCCGTGATGCGGGGTTAACGATTAAGTTGGGCTAGGCAGACATGCCGAAAATGTCTTGCGGGGGTGCTGTTCGGGAAGCCCAGTAACCTCGATAGATAACCGCCTGACTTATTCACTTTGGAGAAGATATGACAATAATGACTAAGGAAGAAGTTGGTGCTTGGTGCAAAGAGATAGCGGATCAAATAAACAGCGACCCAATACTTTTAGATGTATTTACAAGAGCGTATTGTATGAACGAAGAAGATCAAAAGAAGGCAGATGAAGTTGAGTGGTCTGAGGGTAGGATTCAATGCGCTGCCGTTAGAGATGTTAGGCTGGATGCTGCTAGGAATGATATTGGTGCTATAGACGCTGCTTGGTCTGATTATCATGATGCTTGTATAGCTATTGATGACCGTTGGGATGCTGCTAGGGCTAAGAGAGGCGTGGGGCGTATGAAAACTAGAGAAGAGCTGGTGAAGGCGGTGGAGGTTGCAAGGGCCGCATGGGATGCCGCATGTTCTGGCACTACATGGGTTGCCTTTAGTGACGCGTCCGCTGCTCTGTGGGCTTACGACAAGGAGAACACATGAGTGATAGCAGAGATGAGTTAGCAGCAATGGCAATGATGGCATTAGTTATTAAGTACGGTTACAAGTGGGGCGATGACGAAGAAGAGCAACGTATGAAGGGTGCGGAGACTGCGTACAAGATAGCAGACACTATGATTAAATATAAAAAGGAGATGAAGAAAAATGAAAGCAATGATTGAGGTAGAGATAGATGACACGGTAATAGTTGAGTCGCTACGTAATTCGATTGATCTTAACTGGCCCTTCCGTAAAGAACCCGGGATGGGGGTACTACATACATCACTGCTTAACGTGTTGTCATACCACATGGAAGATAGGGAGTTTACGTTGTACTGCAATGCCAACAAGCATTACCTAAAGAAAGAGCAGACAGTAGAAAAAACAATGAAGAAGGAGCGACACAAACGAGCACAAGAAAGATCGGAGTTACTACGTAGAGGATACGATGTTGGGTATAACCAAGGGATTAAAGAAGCACTAGATGAAGTAGCAGCAGGACGTATACACCCAACCTAAGGAGAGGATGATGCATCTATACAAGGTAGCAGTGATTATAGCTATAGGGCTAGTGATATTATTTGCTAGTGTATTAGGCGGAGTTGCCATAATGTTATGGGGGAACCAAGTATGAGCGAGCGTGAGATTCAGCAAATGGCAGGGGAACGTAGGTTGGAGAAGTTAAATAATTTTTCTGATGAGTTCAAAGCGCTGGTTAAGAAGTATGTGCCTGAGTACGACCCCATTATCGTAGGACAACTGACGGAACGGGCGAATATCTACGAGTGCGGGGCATGGGATGACTAAGGTTAAAGCAAAAGTTAAGTATCCTATGGAAGGAATATATGCGGTAGCTAGTAAGTATGTGTTCCCCGTAGCCCCAAATACTGTTGCACATTATAAAAAGCCAAAGAAAGACTGGCTTGAAGCACATCAGTTATGGATATGTGATGGGAGAGTATTTACCCCTACAGTTCTAGGTAACGGTGAAATGTTCTGGATGGATGCAGTAACAGGTAGTATATACAACGTATATACGGGCAAATGCCAAAGCGGGAATATGCAAATAAAGATCAGTAGTATATGTTTTAATCAAAAAGATGGAGCTTCTATACTTATGAAGCTAGGCGATAAAATGGCTTCAGCGGGGGAAGAATGAGTGCGCTAGAACTACAAGAAGGCGGGGGGCACTATAAAGAAATGGCAGTGCAACCCGTAGAATTTATCCAAATGAATAATATCCCCTATATAGAGGGTAATGTGATTAAATATGTATGTAGGTGGCGTAAAAAGAATGGTATAGAGGATTTAAAGAAGGCAAAGCACTATCTTGAACTGCTTATAGCATTTGAGAGTAAAAAGGACTAAGAATATGAGTGATGATGCAGATAGAACACAAGAGCGTATGTATCGAGAGGAAATTATAAGGAGAAAGATTAATAGACCCTCCTTAGAGGTAGATCCTACAGGCTACTGTCTTAACTGTGATGAGCCTTTAACAACTATAGGTACAAGGTGGTGTGATAATAGCTGCCGAGATGATTGGGAACACCGTAAAACATGATTAAGAGCACAATTATACCTGTAATGAGATATCCAGTAGGGGCGCAATATATTGGACTATCTGGAGAAGGAAACCTAAAGGGTATTAAAGAAATACTAGCAAAGGTTAACGGTATTAATGTATTAAACAACGCCGTTTATAAGAACTTCACATGCGCCCAAGAAGAAGTATTTAAGTTTGTAGCTAACAACCCTAACTGTGTATGTAAGGACATTAAGATAAACATACTCCCATCAGGGGCTAGTGAGACTAGGGCTAACACTGTGAGCAAAGCATTACAAAGGTTACGAGCTAGTAAACGTATCTACACATCAGGTAGATCAGGCGCATACAAATACAAGATAGTTAAACTAAAAAAATAGTTGTACTAAGTTTACTTATAGGGTAGTATGTAAAGATGAGTTATACATGGTCGTTCTCCTCTTTAAAAGATTATATCAACTGCCCTAAGCAGTACCAAGAAGTAAAGGTATTGAAACGGTTTCAGAAAAGCGCTACACCTCAGATGCTGTATGGTAATGAAGTACATAAGGCGTGTGAAGACTATGTAGCGGAAGGTAAGCCCCTAGCAAAAAACTATGAGCGTTTCAAACCGGTACTAGATTCCTTAGCAGCTATACCGGGGGAGAAGTTACCAGAACACCGTATGGCACTCAATGCCAATAAAGAACCTTGCAAGTTCACGGATAAAGATTTCTGGGTGCGGGGCATAGTAGACTTAATAATTATAGACGGTGATACAGCTTTCATCGTGGATTATAAGACGGGCAGTAATAAGTACCCAGAACCAAAGCAACTGAAGTTAATGGCGTTGATGGCCTTTGCTCATTTTCCCCAACTTCAAAAGATTAAGGCGGGGCTGTTGTTTGTGATGCATGACAGCTTCATGCCAGAAGCGTATAATCGTAAAGATATAGACATCTTATGGGATTATTTTAAAGGTGATCTTGAACGGCTAAACTTGTCCTATAAGAATGATAGTTGGATGCCTAACCCAACTCCACTATGTGGGTGGTGTCCAGTAAAGACATGTGAGTTCCATAAACAAAGAAGGTAACTACTGAAGGAGCATATAATGCCCTACGTTAACAAGCCAAGACCTTATAAGAAAGAATACGAGCAGCAGAAAGAGCGTAAAGAGTTACCAAACCGTATGGAAAGACAAAAGGCTAGGCGTGCCTTAGACAAGAAAGGTGTTGACCGTACTGGCATGGATGTAAGCCATAAGAAAGCATTATCTAAAGGCGGCTCTAATAAAGATGGGTATAAACTAGAAAGCCCTAGTAAGAATAGAGCAAGGAACTATCAGTAACAAGTAATTGGAACGGCAGTTGAGGCTGTTAATCTCAACGAACCATATAGTTAAAGGCCATTGTGGAAATAGTAGAAGACTGCGCAATTAAATTGCGTGTAGTAAATGCCCATGCCGAATACATAGTTGACCACATAGAAAAGTGCGAAGTTCTCTCAAAGGATTTCGATACTACTGAGCTATTAGTTTATTGGGGCATTGAAGAAATGCAACGTCTGAACAAGACGTTTACTGGTGGGGGAAAGCTACCTTCCCCTATAACACGGGACTACAACTGGCCCGGACTATACACCCCATTCAAACACCAAGTCACAACCGCTGCGTTCTTATCCTTACAAGATAGGGCTTTCTGCTTTAATGAGGCAGGTACAGGTAAGACTTCATCTGTTATCTGGGCGGCTGACTACCTTATGAATATGGGGTTAGTCAAAAGAGTATTAGTTATATGCCCCCTAACAATCATGTACTCCGCATGGCAAGCAGATATATTTAAGACAGCTATGCACAGAACTGTAGCCGTAGCCTATGGTGAAGCTAGTAAACGCAAGAAGATTCTTAACGGACAGTATGAGTTTGTAATCATTAACTATGATGGAGTTGGCATTGTACAAGAGGATATTAAGAAGTTAGGGTTTGATCTCATAGTGATAGATGAGGCTAATGCGTATAAAACTGCTACAACTAAGCGTTGGAAAACCCTAAGTAGGATATTAATGCCATCTACAAGGCTATGGATGCTAACCGGAACCCCCGCTTCACAATCTCCCTTAGATGCTTTTGGACTAGCTAAACTTGTAT